ACGTACAGCAAAACCAGTACTAGCCATAGCGTAAGTTTTAAAAAACTTTGTGTACCAATCATAAGCATCATAAACTTTTTGAAATGCTTTAGGGTCATCCATCAAGTTTTTAATCTTAGGTTTCCACATTTCCAAAAGTTCTTTTGGAACTTGAACACCTAAACCAGCAATCGCTTTCCAACCTTCTTCAACATCTTTAATTAAACCCGTATTTAAATAACCTTTTTTAGCAGCGTTCAACTGTGCCATGCTAGCAGGGACACCCTGATAACTAAGCCACGCTAACTTTGTTTCATCAGCATGTAACTGTGTAACAATTTTCTTGTACGCCGCCGCCTCAACAGGAGGCAAGTTATCAGCAGCCTTAATGGAAGCATCAACCTTCTTCGCCCACGCATGAGTTTGCATAGCAGCAGAACCCTTAGCAGGTTTCTGTTTAAGTATCTCATTCATGTTATCAATCTCAGCCTGAAGTTTTACACCAACCTCATCACTCCAACGTTTCAACACCTCAGCCTGATTAAACAACATAGGCAAACGTTCCTGCAAAGTAGCCTGTCGCTTCAACAACTGTGGCAAACCAGCATCGCTTTCAATTTGTTTAATAACTTTTTCCAAAGCCAACTCACGTTTAGCAACTTCCTTGTCCACGCTAGCAATCATTTCAATGCCTTGTTCACGTGTCAACGTAGTTCGCTTGCCATTAATGGTAACTGTAATTGTTTTTGACTTTTCGTACTGCGCCATCGCTTGGTCGGTAGCACCGACCCTGCGATTACTGGCTTTAGTTAATGAACCCTTTTGACCAGCAAGGCTACGTTTTTGAGCAGCCAACACTTCACGTTCGGCAGCCGTTAACTCTGCATCCATTAAGTTTCTTGCAACATCATCCATCTTCTGATACGTGTCAAGACTAGCCGATTCATAACCTTTATCTAAAATACGTTGAACCATAGTGCTATCTGCTACACGCTGTACAGGTTCACTAGCATTAGACCAGCCAGGTTTAGGCACATTGTCATACCATTGCGGTGACATCAACACATCAAACTTGCCAACTAAATCAGGATGAGGAACATTAGATATTACACTAGGTATAATCATTCCTTGTTTTTCGTTAAAATTAATTATGCCACCGATAACATCGTCCATCATTTGTCGTGCAACTACATCTATTTCATCATAAGCACCACCAGCACCAGCAGTAGCAACGTGACGCAACTGGTCATCAAGTGAATCAAAAGCCATAACAATCATATCGTTATCTAATTCATCATGTGGAATCCTTGCAAAGTCATCCATCATTTCAATCAACTGTGCTTGCTCAGGATAAAGGTCACGGAACATTGGGTCAATATCGGTGCCTTCGTAATAAAGTCTTGCTTGATTAAGAAAGGCATCGCCCTCATCCAACCCAGCGTTTTTTACGGCAGCACCAAGAACTTCAGCCATGTTTTCATTAGCAAACACGTCACGAAAATTATCACCAACACGTAAGTCTATAAGACTACGTTCATCAGGTGCATGCATTGCTACAGCCTTAGGGTTGGTAGGGAAATTAGGGTCAGGTTGATAAGTAGTAAGCCTACGGTAAGGTTCAGCCCCTTCAGGTAACGGCAAGAAATCGTCAGTGTACCCGTACACAAAACCATCAGGTGAGTATGAAGCATTCATACGCACATCGGCTAAAGCGTTAACGCCATCTTTATGGTCTTGCAAATCATTCAACTCATCCATATAAAATGAACGAGTTTCTTCAAACTCTGCAGTGTTAGGCATCTCATCAATTTGTTTAGACAACGCTTCCATGCGTTCATCAATGTGTTTAATTTCTTTAGTAAGATTAATCTTGTTGCGCCGTAAGATAGCCTCAGCCAACTGTTCAGGATTGTTAGGGATGCTACGTGCATTGGGGAACAGTTCAGCATAATGTTCTTTAAGAACCTGTAGTGATGCACCGTGTGTTGTTTCGGCAGCATCAACTGCCGCACGTAAAGTGCGCTGCATTTCATATAATGCTTTATGAACATCACCAAAAGAACCACGTTCGGCTGCTGTCAATTTGCCTGCAGCCTCGTATGCTTGGACAAGTTCAACCTCAGCCTTTTCAATCGCTGCTTTAACCTTGGCTATCTTCGCTGCATTAGCGGTAACTTCACGTCCATGCTTAGTTAAAACTTGTTCAGCAAGTTTTACAGAACGCCTACCATAAGCAGCGACAGTCTTGCCACCAATAGAAACTGCTTCACGCAATTCTCTTTGCGCAATGCGCAACTTAGCATGGTTCTTAGACAGTGTCTTTACCAAATCTTTATTAGGTATACTTTTTTCAATTAAAGGTTTAATATAATCAGGACCAAAATCCATCATGCGTCGTGCCCATGCTTCACGTCCCCTAGTTTTAGCCATAGAATATGCATAACTATCTGCTACAGAAGCCAAGTCTGTTTCAAACCATTTGACACCAGCAACACGTTGACTAATTTCGTTAATCTCTTTAATGGTACCAGTTTGAAGAACCTCGCCCATGAACTCGGAACCAGCAGTAAGTTTACGGTAACGAACGGTGCCTATGTTGTTTGTCAAATCGGTAGCACTAAGATGGTCTGCAGTCCAAATCTGTTTACCCGTCTTAGGGTTTACTGTGCCTTGAAGTTTTCTACCTGCACCGAACACCCATTCACGTGCATCTTTAGTGATTTTGTGATGCACAAAATCTTCAACAAAGCCAACCTCAGCAATATCAGTGCCATACGTTTGACCAAATTTAGCGTAGACATCATTAACTTCTCCACGCACTTTAGCCTGCCATGCTTTATAAGAATCAGCAACCGCTTGTGCTTCAGGTTTAGCAGCAGCATAAGCAATAGGGTCCTCAATTAAATTGACAATGTCATCAACGGCATTAACTTCTTTTGCTGCTTTAACAATGTCTCTAGATTCCCATGCCCAACGACCAAACGAATCTGTAGCCAAAGACTTACCGTAACGTTGTGCGCTAGTGTTAGCAAGAGCCGCTATAACAATTTCATCCGTAGCACCAAGCCCTGCCCGACTACGGTAACCCACACCATATTCAACACCAATAAGACGACTTGCTGGTGTTACTGCTTTTTGTACATTAGGTGCATACTTAAACAAAGCATCACCCACCGCTGTCCTTGCTGAAGTAACTGGAGCGATTAAAGCATTTGCTACACCCTCAGTTCCAGGAACAATTTTTCCAGCAACACGCAAACCGTTCGTGATGCCTTCAGCAGCACGAACTTCTTTAGGAATTGCAGCAGCACCATAACGAACTACATCATCAAGTAGCCCTTCCATCTGTGGATACTTTGCCAACATTTCTGTGCTACCAAATTTTAATGCTAATGCTGAACGACCAGCACGACCAGCCCACTGTAATTGTCCTACGCCAATATAGTTAATTGGGTCAGTGGCAAGCATTGTTATCACATTTGCAGGTTTGTCAATCCAATCTATACCAGTTTTATATTTATCATCTTTAAATGTACTCCACTTAGGGTCATTGGCACGTGTGAAAACTTCCTTTAATGGAGTAGGTTCAATACTAGGTTTAATATACCCCAAAGTAAGGGTTGACGGTAAGTTGACAATAGATTCCGCAGTATAAGCAAAAGCAGATTCAACAAACTTTTGTGGTACAGTTAAAGCCTTGCCAAGTTTACCATCGCTACCTTCACCCATAGCGTAAGCAAAAGGTTCAATGGTAGGTTTAGCAACACTGTTCTTTAAGAAACCAACAATACCTTTATCGCTCCAGCCTTTATTCTTTTTACCAGCAGCAATACCTTTAGCCTCATCAATAATTCTTTGCCTATCACCAATGGCTTTAATGCGACTAGAAATTTCTTTAACAGATTTATCTAGTTTCTTTTTCTCATCTTCAAAACTAGTGTCACTAGCACTGCTAGAACTTTTTGGTGGAGAGAACGCCAAGTCTGCACCATACGTATTAGGTTTTGCACTAGGTGCAGCAGCATATGGGTCAATAGGTTTAGGGTTACCTGCTTTAAATGGTGACCTGTGTACAGCCATTAGTTACTTCCCAAAAGGATTGTTTGATTGCAAGTATGGTAAAAGTTTTTTAACATCAGTTTGAAACGGTGTTTGTCCTTTAGGTAGTGTCTTTGCAACAACATTAAGATAACCTTGAATATAATCAGCAGTATTCTTTCCTGGTTTTTTTCCAGCGGCTATACCTTTTTCTGCCTCACGTATATTGGTATAACCTTTAACGCTATCCTTAGCCCTAGTGGATGCAATGTCTTGCCACGTAGAATCGGGGTTGATAACGTCAGCCAACTTGCCGTAACCACCAGTTAATTTAGACATAGCAGCATACAAAGGATTGTCACCAGCCTTTAAATCTAATGCTTTACGCTTATCTTGATACGCTTTAAACTGTGCGTTTCTTACAGCATCTTTAATTCCCATTTCTTCGGCATACCATTTATCTTTTTCATCTTCAAATTTATCCATTAAAGACTCCACTTCATCCACATTCATGCCGCCATCTAAACCAGCCTTGGTCCATTTTTCTCTCAAAGATTCGGCTTGCCCAGGATTGTTTCCTATTTCTTTAACGTTGTTCATGTAACCAGTGGCTAACTCTCTAGCCTGTTCATTAAGACCCTGATACGCCATAGTGTATTTGTTTCGTGGAAGTATAAACTCATCAGGAGTTGTATACGTTTGATTAATATCAAACGTACCTAGACCAACAGACTGTTCTTCGGCTTGTGATTTAAGACTACTAAAAACTTGTGGGTTGTTTACAATCGCACTAAGAATCTGATTAGTAGTAACCTTAGTGTTCTTAGATAGTTCTTCAACAGTGCCACCCGACAACAAATAGGCAACTATTTGTTGCTCAGTAAAACTAGGTTTCTTAGCCACTACTTTCTCCTGCCAGTATTTTTCTTCTTAGCAGGCATACCATACTTGGCTGCACCAGCAGCCTGTGTTTCCGCACCAGCCATACGACCAGCCATAGCAGCCTCAATACCTTTTTGAATCAAAGCCAACTGCAAATCCATACCCTGAACCTCTGCCTGAGACCTGTTGGCACCAATATCATTCATAGATTTCATTGCTTCAGCATTAATGTTAGTGTTACCCAACAACTGTTGCAAAGCCATCTGCTGTTGAGTTTGATTCAAGTCACTAGCACCCTGCTGTTTATAAGCATTCATATAGTTCTGTTGACCAGTGTTGAGTTGCTCGGCTGAACGCCGAGCCAACTCTGCAGTAGCCCTAGCGTACTCGGCATCACTAGCAGACTGCTGGTTAGCAGGGTCCATACTAGCACCAAACCCTTGCAGACCAGCAGCCAACATGTTCTGTTGCGGAGACATCTGCATTATAGGTGCAGCACTATAAGGGTTAACGGCAGCAGTCTGACCTGCATTAAAGGTTTGGTTAGCAGCAGCAATGTTAGATTGACCAGCGGCTAACTGCTGATTAAGAAACTCTAATGCTGCAGCCTTTTGTGTTGCGGTAGCCTGTTCTTGCTGTGCATATAATGGGGCTATGGCTTCAAGATACTTTGCGTAAACATCCTGGGATGCTTGATTATATTCTTGTTGTCCACGCCTACCAGCACGACGTTGGATACGTGCAGCCTGATTAGCCCCACGTCTACCGTCAGCATTGCTAACACGGCTACCACCACCACCGCTACCATTTCCATCTACATCAATATAAGGAGGAGCAGAATCGCTACCAGTTAAATCTGCCCGTGCTGTGGTAGCACCACCAACATAACTATCGCTAGGAAGTGCAGCCGAAAACGTAGGGTAAGCAACCTTAGGACCCTTGCCATCGTCCTTATATTGTTTGGTTACGGGGTCCCATTTAATAGTCATACTAATGTCCTACCTGTTCTAATAACTACCCATAGATTTGATAGCCGAAGCACTATCAAATATGGCACGTTGCTTCTCTAGACGCAACTGTGCCAAAAAGTCCTCCAAGTCAGCCTGTTGTCCCTGCTCATTCTGTGTAATACTGTTCAGTTCATCCTGCATGTTCTGTGACTCGGTACCCAAATCCTCCTGCAAACTGGCAGCATACTTAGACAAACCGCTACGCATAATACCCGACTGCACGTTAGGTCCACCTAACCCACGTTGCCCATACTGGCTTAACAGCGGCTGATACCCAGCCTCATACCTTTTGTTAATCTTCGCTAGATTACGGTTGCCTCGTTGCTGACCCAAGAACTGTGCCTGCTGGTTAGCGATGGATTGCTGCCCACGTTTACGTAGGGCAGCCTGTTCGGAAAGAATGTAATCATTATAAGCCATTAGTTTCCAACCTTCTTACGCAACTCGTCAACCTCACGACTAAGCCTGTTTAACTCCATAGCAATGGACTGCACTATCTGTTGGATAGCAACAGCGTCATCAGTTTTTAGTGTACCCAGTAATGGTGATGTCCAATTTCCGCTCATGATTATGCCTTGATTATGTAGTTAACAACAATGTATGGTTGAAGGTTACCGTTAGTTGCCTCAGCACTGGCAACACCAGTAGAACCTGTAACATCGTGACTGTGATTAGGGTCGGTAATTGTATGTCCAGTAGCAACAAATGTTGTGTTAATAAAATGTTGATGTATACCTGCTGTTTCAGTGTGTTTATTGTCTAAAATAGCATTAAAGTTACCCATTGCTGCAGAGTAATAATCGTCACGTGTATGGGCATGGGCGACTGAAGCACCAACGTGTGCTAACATTGGTGTTCTGTGTTGATGATTACCAACTTCAGTAGTACTTCCAGAGTGTGCGTGGCTTCCTGTTCCATTAAGAACAACACCTGAACTAGTAGTAGCAGCAGTTAATGTACCATCAGTATGCGTGTGAGAAGCAACACTAGTGGCAGAACCACCAGTTTCACCCAACACGTCAAACGCCGCATTACTAGCGTCACGACCAACAGGGATACGACCTGTCAACAATGGTACACGGAAAGTACCAGCACCAGGAGCAGCCTGTCCACCACTCGTGTTGAATGCTGAACCAATAACACCATACAACGTAGCATACGTTGTGGTAGATACTGCTGAACCATCACACAGAATCCACCCTGTAGGTGCTGCAGTACCAGCGTACTGCATAATAGAACCCGATGGAGTTAACTGCTGTATAGCAGTGTTAGATAGTTTAGTTAACTCAATGGAACCAGCATCAATGTTGGTTCCAGCAGAGATGCCTTCAACAAAAGTTTTGACATCCTGAAAGTTACTGTTGACTTGACTGGCAACAGCAGGAGTAGCATTGACAAACGTGTAACCTATAGTAAGAGTAGCCATTAGCCACCAACCCTTCGTGAATTGAACTTATATCCGATGGAGTTTATACCCCAAATTTTGCTTGTAGGACCAACAAATTCTAGTTGAACTGTCTTTGCTTGACCAAGGTTCTTTCCTGTTATCACAGTAGAACTGGAAGCACCAACAGTCCAAGTGCCTGTACCCCAAATCATTGTGCCCCAGTTAGAAACACTGGCAGGTGTTTGTGTTAAAGCAAACGTCCTGCGATGGTTACCTATAGCCTCATCAAAGTTATGGTAAACAAAAACGTTTATAGACTGTTCACTGTCGGCTTCTTTAACAACAACGTCGGGGCGACGAAACATTTTCTTCTGCATATATGTTCCACCATCAAACCATTTAGTACGATAGTAACTAGTAAACCCAACAAGGCTACTGGTATTGATTATAGTATCTGTGGCTGTGTCATAATCGTCAACATTAAGAATGACTGGCACTGCAGGATGGCACATTAAACGTAACTCATTGTTACTAGAGTCACGAAAATCTGTTCCACCTATGACCCCATAACTTTCAGTTGTGGGGTCGGCACTAGCACCAGTAGTTTTAAACATTGTATAAGCATTCAACGATGGGTCAAACACAAAGTTAACCGTTGCATAACTAGGTATAGCACCACTGGTGGCATAAGGCAAAGACAACCAAACACGACGACCAACCCACGACAAACTCACACCATCAGTAGTGGTACTAGAAACATAACGCAAATCCAATATAGGACGAATGTTTTTAAACACGTCAACAATAGTGTTACCGTCAAAAAAGAATAATCCACGTCCAACAGAATAAAAATATAACCCAGTATCACTAGCAACAACAGAATCAGGGCTAGATGTACCAATGCTTGAAGATATTTCAACAACCTGAAAGTTGCTATCGTCCTTGCCATACAACAAATACATTGCATGGGGTTTAAAAACTACCAACTGACCATTAACAACCTTAATGGCAGTGATACCATCACCGCCACCAAGGAAATCTATGTAGTTGTGTTGGTGCCAAGAATCAGGAGTTAACTCGTTAGACCAACGCAACCTGTTAGGTTGCCGTATACCATCTTCATATGTGTTGGCAGCAAACATTTTACTGGCATGGACACACAAGTGTTGCGCCCTAGGTAAATGGTTAGCACCAGCAGCAGTAGCACTCTGCCAAGGACTACCACCACTACCACCAGCAATACTCATAGCGGTAGCATATGTGTTGCCAGTTTTCCAATAAAAGTTTGTACTAGCAGAGTTGGTACCAGTAGAAATATAAAGGATATTACCCCACGCTGCCATAGCAGCACCATGAGGAATAGCACCAGCAATAACAGTAACATCGTTACCAGCAGAAAACTCTAATGTAGAAAAATCGGCACCAGTAGATTTATAAATCTTTACACCAGTAGTTAACATTACATAGTTAGAGTCACCGTAAAAAGGTATTAACCGTTGCGGTGTCCATGTCCCTGCTATATTAGTAGGGTTAATACGTACCATACTGCCACGAGAAAACACTCCACCACGAGGGTCAATTTCCACGTTCAACATACTTGGAGATTCATTATCCTGTAACTGAAACTGGTCAGACCTAAAGTTTAACCCACCGCTAAAATCTTGTTGCGTAAAAATTTCCACAGTAACCTACTGACCCAATGTTGGACCAAGAGACTTCAACCAACTTTGCATAGTAGGACGATTACGTGTCTGACCATGAGCCATAATCAACTGCCCATGACTGGTTGGCTGCGTAAGTTTCTTACGAGCCAACGCCACACCCTCATCAAAAGACTGCTTATAGATAGTAGCCATCGTTGTATCTTCCATCTGCTGATACACACGAGACACTGCATAATACACTAACGGGAAATGTAATGACGCAGGTGCATCAACATTATTATCGTTAGTAATCCAGTCAATCGGTTCACGATAACCACGACACGTCAACGAACGTGAATTATTAGGCTTAGGGTAAATGTTAATGTTGCCATTCCACACAGCATAAAACAAAGGTTCACCACTGGTGTCATATGCGCCACTGTAGGTTTGTTCAGCCATGTCATACCCAACCATGTCCAACCTGAAGCCCGACTTGGTGTTGTCAACAATGGATACAACTTCACTAATAGGGTCAACAGTAAACCCACTAATAGGGTAGGCACGAACGTTGGCTACAGTACTGAAGTTGAAACTGGTTTCAAGAAACGTCCAACGTTTCTCCAAATCCAAAATACGATAATAACCGTCACGAATATAAAGGTTTAACAAACCGTCAGGTAGGTCGTCCGAATCTAGGTCGGTAATCTGACGGACAGTGGACCGCAACTGGGTTGCGGTCATTTGATTATATGCCATCAGCACCATCCTTTAATGAAGAACGCAAATGCCCCATGCACAACTCTGTGCCCTTGGCTCGCATACCTTCACAGGTATCCTCATTAGCCGAACACTTGTTGCCACGCCCCACATAGGGTCCACTGGGGGCAGCGATACGTGCCCCAGCAGAGGCAGCCAAACGCTGCCCACTGACAGGGGCACCGTATAATGAATGGGCGGGGACAGAACCTTGAATACTAGTCATCAACTATACGATTCTGTTCCTAATTACTTGAGTTTCTTAATGCCTTTAAGTCCCCAAAACTCGGCATACTTCTTAGCAGCCTCAATATCCTTAGGTTTCTTGGATGCTTTTGCTTTAGCAAGCATTTCATTATATTTCGCTACCTTGCGGTCATTCTCACGAATCTTAATGTTCTCAGCATTTCTAGCCTTGTTTTCGGCAGTACGTCCGTCACGAGTAGCCCTGCTAGAACCACGCAAACCACGATTAGACATGCTGGCTGCATCATTACGTGCTTGTCCACGCAACAAGTCGCCTTCATACTGACCCTTGTTTGGTTTAGGTGATTCAGTTACACCAGTCCTAGGAGTCCTTGAACGACCAACGCCACTGTAAGTGCGTTGTGCGTCACCAGGTTTAACTGGTCCATCGGTCATAGTTCTTTGTGTTACACCACGTGGTTCACGTGGTGGTGTGGCTGCTTCTTTAACAGCGTTAGCAACCTTTTGTTCTTTAGCCCTAAGTTTTTCATTAAGTCTCTTGTAGCCAATATCATCTTTATATTTGCCACCCTTTGCTGCTTTAAAATCAGCGAGTTCTTTACGAACATCTGCTAACTCTGCTTGTGCAGTTTCAACTTTAGTTTTAGGTTTTGGTGTTGCAGGTGGTTTGGAAGATGGTTTAGGTGTTGGTTTAGGAGCAGCAGGTTTAGGTGCTGGAGTAGTAGGCTTAGGTGTTGGTTTAGGTTTTGGTGTTGGCTTAGGTTTAGAACCCTTGGCACCTTTAGCCCCAGCCTTAACTGCATCATCAGCCAACTGCGACAAAGTCTTAGCCTTTCCTGCTGCCTTAATCGCAGCGGCAGTACCTTTAGCACCAGGAATAGGAATCATACTTGCAGCAGCCAAACCCAAACCAGCAACGTTTTTATTCTTAACATCTTTACCAATTTGTTTAGCAGTATTAATACCGTAACCTACAGGGTCGCTTGCCATTTTGTAAGTATCTTTAGCAACTGCTGCACCAACACGACCTACACCTTTAGCGATGCCACCAACACGGTCCAAGAAACTTTTACTATTTTTCTTAGGACTTTTATTGCCCGAACCCATACCAGTTTTAGTTACTGCATTACGTGCTGCACCAACAGAAGCACGGCTAGTTTTATTACCCGAACCTTGACCTGACCTAGTAACGTTTTCACGGGCAGATGTTTTACCTTTAGGTTTTGCTTTGTTGTAAGCGTCAGTAACAGTCATTGGTTTCTTAGGCATTAAGGGTTCCTTTATTTACTGTACATTCCACGAGGACGAGATATTTTTTTTATTGGAAAACCTACAACAGATTTTGGTTTTGCAGGAACGCTAACTGTACGTCCACTTCTGCTACCACTTACCCCAGCAGAACCATTAGGTTTAACTGGAATCATTGGTTTAACTGCCGTCTTACCTTTTGCCATAGGCTTAGGATATTTCTTTGCAGAAGCAGCAGGTTTCTTTGGAACAGCACTAGGTTTTTTTTTGCCTCTAGGCATTTTGCCACCTGGTTTACTGTTGTCAAACTGGTATGCGTATTGTGCTGAATCTTTCATAATGTCCTTTAATTAACGGCTAGACGCACGTGAAGCGGATGGTTTACTTGGACCATTGCCAGTCGTAGTAGTTTTTTTCTTTGGTGGCATAACATAAGGACCAGCATTAGCAGACGTAGCAGACCCAGTAGACTTAGTAAAGAAACCTGCCTTTAAACCACTAGCCTTTGGTGCTTTCTTTTTTACACCCTTAGGTGAACCAAGCGCAACATAAGCAGCACTACGGTTAGCAATAGCAGTACTAGCAGCCTTAGAGTTTTTAACCTGAGTAGCCGACGGTGCTGCAGCCTTCTTTGGTGGGATAATATACGCACCAGCGTTAATAGATTTGGTTACTGGCTTAACAATAGGTTTGTTTGCTGGAGTAACAATAGGTTTATTAGAAACAACATCTTTGTTAGTGACCATACCTTTGCCGCTACCAATAGACTTACCATTAGTGGACTTGCTACCAGCAGTAGACTTGCCACCTGAGTTTTTTGTTTTCTTACCAGCAGAACTTCCAAGTGCCACGTATGCGGCATTCTTTAAACTTTTGGCTTTAGCACGACGACGTTGCGCAGCACTTTTCTTTTTGACCATAGGTCCACCAGCACGGTTAGAAAATGTGTTGGCAAAACTTACCAGTTCATCAGGGTTCATTGACATCAGTTTTTCCTTTATATAGAAATGGTGGGCAGGGCTTTTATCCCTGCCCACCATTATATTATTTGTTCCCTAGGCTAGAATGCTTACGCAGTCTTGGCTGTGAGTTTGCCTTGCTTCTTAGCGTTACGGCAAGTGAGGTTACCGTAGCACATAATCAAAGCGTACGAAGCGTCCATGTTTTCAGGACGAACGAAAGCGGTTTGTGAGAACCACTTGCCACTGTGACCGACCAACGTGAGGTACTTAGAGTTCAAGAAGTACATTACGCCAGCGGTGCAACCCGTATCGTAGACAATAGGAGCAGCCTTGAACAACAGGTTTTGGAAACCAGCGTCGGCAGTCTTGGTGTCAGTGTAACGCAACTGTGGTTGCAACAATGCCTCATACTTTTCAAACAACGTTTGGGTTGTAATAATCATGTCAGGATGGTCGTTGCCAACAGAAGTGGTGTTGTATGCGGTAGCCATCTGTGCAAGCGTCAAAGCACCTGCAGTGTTTTCCTCATACGAACGCCAGTATTCGTTACCAGCAGTAGCACGGTTAATGTTACCAACAGTACCCGAAGCCTCAACAATGTTTCCAAGACCATTCCAGTCCTTGCCACTGTTACCAGTGCCATCGGCGAAGAACATGGTGTTGAAACCTTCACGCATTGATTCCTCAGCCTGCATGATTTTGGCTTCCAACAAGTTGATAACTTCTTGTTCGCCGTTGTTCTTGGCTTCTTCAATACCGCTGATTGCGATAGAAGCAGCGTACTGCTTCCATTCGTATTCTGCAGCAGTGATACCTGTTTGTGCTGTCAACGACACAGTGTCATAACCTGAGTACGATGCAACAGTAGAGTTCTGACCATAAATCAATGGTTCAACAATTTTCGTACCACCATTAAGCATGCGGATACGACCCTTGTCTTGCAAGAAGTATGTAAGTGGACGTGCGGTAAAGACGTTGTCGGTCAACTGGTCACGATAATTCGCAAGCGTAGTTGACAACAGTGCGTCAAAGTTAGAGTTAGACATTAAATTTACCTCCTAAGGTAAACTAGAATTTATAGTGATGCGTTTAATTGGTTCTTGGCAGCAGCCCAAGCATCACGCAAACTAGTTATAGGCGCATTAGGTTCCGCACTAGTAGTGTTACTAGCACTAGAGCCACCTGATACAACAGAAGCCTCACGTTTCGCCTGCACAACTCCAGCCTCAATCTGAGCCTGTCGTTCCTTGGCTAACCGTTCAGTTTCTTGCCGAGCCATAATTTTGTCAAACGCAAGTTGCTTATAGGTACTTTCAAGGTCAGTAGTGTTCTGCCGTAAAGCAGTAGTGACTACCTCGTTAACGTCAAAATCCTGATACTTAGATTGTAAACGAGACACTTCTCGTTCAATCTCCTGCTGAGACTTGTATTCCTCAAAGGCAGAGACACGTTGATTAAGTTGACGTAACTCTAGGTCCCTAGGGTCCATAGATTCTTCATCAAATTCTTCAACCATATTGGTAGCAGCCTGACGGCTGATACCATAATGTCTTGTTAGCATATCAATCGTTGCTTCAGGGTCACGTTGCAAGGCAGATTCTAAAGCAGCAGCAAACTGTAATTGTTCACGTTGCTGACTTAATTCCTGAGTCTTACGAGTGTAATCTGATTGACGCTGATAACCAGCAAGTGCTTCTGTCAAAGGGACATGAAGTTCCTCACCATCCATCTTTACAGGTACACGGTAATCCGCATAATCCTGAACCGATAACATGGGTACATCAGGTGTTTGACTTACCTCAGACGGACTAACGGTTGACCCAACTTGGGGTTCCACATCGGCTGATACTGCGACTTCGTCGCTCATATTTATATTCTCCTAGAGTCCGTAGAAAATGGTTGCTCTATATATAGAAAACGTTGTTCCCTAGATTGGTGGTTGTCCCTGCATACCCTGCAGTGCTGCCATCATTTCGGGTGGCATACCACCACCGTCAGGTGGTGGACCAGCCTGCATAGGTGGCATTCCACCACCAGGACCCATAGGTGCGCCCTGAGGACCCTGTGGGGGTCCCTGAGGGGATTCAGGACCCATAGGCTGTTCAGGTGCAGCCATGAATACTTCAGGGTTCTTAATCCCAAAACCATTCTGCAACACGTAACTAGCCAACTCTTTCATGTTCACCAAACCTGTTTGAACAAACGGTGCCATAGCATCAACCAACTGGAGTGCCGACTGGCGACGGAAAGATTCATTATGTGGTTGTGTTGAACCGCCAACTACTTCAAAGTCAAAGTCACCTTCAAGATATTCACGGTCATACTGAACCCATAATGGTTCACCATCTTTACCCATGACACGGGCAACCTGTTCGCCACTCATAAACTGGTGAGCCAACGCAACCATGCGTCGTCCCACCTCAGAAATAGCCAACTCAACAGTAGCCAACTTATCTGCAGTACGTGCGTTAGCAGCGTCCTGCAACAAGTTAGCCTCAGTAGCAGTACGTCTAATTTCAGGGGTACCACCACGCTGATACTCGGTAACTCCTGAGATACGGTCAATGTCACCAGTGATTAACTCTGATTGATTATAAAACTCAGGAGGGTTAATTACGGCAGGCATCGGGGCAATGACACTGGTTAAAGGTTCATCCGATATAACGGGAACCATAACGTTATCTTCTTGTGACTCTAGGGCTGTGCGACCCAACTGGTCAAACGCAGATTCCTTGTACAAGTATTTACGTGCGAACCGTTTACGATGGTTCATCATTTGTGTACGTGTCTCATTAAGTTCACGTTGCATTGGTTCAATCTGTTCCAAGTCCCCAATAGGGTAGAAGTAATCAGGCACATCATAGTTGCGCATCATTACAAAAGGATGACCAAAAGAATACGGCATCTTAATTGGCTTCACTAGGAACTGTTCTCCACCAGCACAAAACACTGACATAGACTTGTTAGTCACATCATAGTATTCCCAAATCTCAGCGTACCCGTAAGTCTTATCGTTAACCTTCTTGCGACTAGGGTCATCAGCGTAACGACCAACAGTCATAGGTGCAGCATCTTCACGAGCCAAACGATTATATCGTTTGTCTGATTTAACTTCCTTTAATGGACGGCGAATACGTTGAGCAATCCACTTAATGTCATGCATACTAGTAGCGTCAGGGTCCACAAAAATATCAAAAGGCGAAACACGTTCAGCGAAAGGAGAATCAGTAAGAATAACCGTATTGGGTGTACCATCATTCCCTTCAGCATCAGCATCAGAGATGTCGGCATCGTTGCCAACTGCTTCTTCTTCAACAAACCTATATCCAACTTTCATCCAGCCATGACCAAACATGACGAAGTCTTTAACGCTACGACGGAACTCCGAACGGATATCACGGAACCGCCACCAATAGTTTACTACAGCCTCAGCAATAACAGCCTTAGCAGCATCCTCATGGTTAACAGAGTTAACAGTAATCTTAGGATAGTTAACCGAAATGCTAGGTGCAATAACGTTAACGGTAGCAAACACTACGTTAACTAGCAGTCTATCTTCTTCACTGTAATAGTCGTACTGTCTACCACGATACAAGTCAACCAACCGCCGCCACATAGCGTCGTAACCT